TCGAGGGGTAACCAGAGGCAGGTTTAGTCGGCCAACTCTGCGCCGACACCGGGCAACCAGTTGCTTGTTGCTCCGGCACCGCGCTTACGCACGGTGTTTGCCCTCACAGCTTGGCGTAGGTTAAACCACGTTGGAAATTCTCCGTGGTCGCCTGTTCGCCTAGCGTGAGTCGATGAATGTGCAGCGCTTCGCAGCGTGTGCACTCCGTACCACTTGACTGCGTCAAGTGGTTCCGTTCTCCCGGATGGACAGTAGTAATGATCCTGCAATGGGGTCATCGCAAGCTCAATCCATGTCCAGGTACCAGTCGCTTTATCATAACGACAGTGCCTTCCGGTGAGTATTTCATCAGACTTGCCATCGATACCGGTATCCGCCTGCCCTGGGTAGGGCCGGAAGAATTGCAGTTCGCATGGTAGAAGCCGCAGCACAAAATGTCTGCAAGGCTTGAAGAACTCCGTCCAATGTGGACGAGCCTCGGTCTGATTAAGGAATTTGAATACGCTCTGGACGCTGTCCAAGAGGTAGTCAAACACGAACGGACGAACCGATTCACCGCCGAACCAGTCTTCCCCACAAGATTCACGGAATGGGCCTTTTGAAAAGGTCTTGTCCGAGTTGGTCCTGTGGCCCATCACTCGTAGCAGCTTAGCTAGGTCCCCGGCTTTTTCCGCGGGGATTGCTATGTCATCGCCATAAACTACGAAGTCCCTACCGGGTACTCCGCAACCAACGGCGTGGCAAGCTGCTGCAAAGATCAGGGTCTCAAGTGGGAAGGTGGTACCGTTACCCATGGAACTGAACATCTCATAACGGCGTGTTTCTTTGCCGTCCAAGTAATGTTCCGAACGGATTGAGTTCAAGAACTCAAACCAGGGGGCGGGCAGAAGCTGCCGTACCAACTCTCGCGAGATGCGATTGCTGGCTGATGATAAGTCAACGGTAGCTATCCGCCGCTGAGAATCCTCGAGTGACCCTATCCGGGCAAACTCTTGGTTGGGCTCCTGAAAACGGAGGTCCAATCCCACTCTTCGGAGCATCGCCCTCATGACGAGGTCGGCGCCCTTTTGGAGAAGGGAATTCCCTAACGGTTCGACTGCAATAGAACGATGTATCTTAGCAGTCTTCGGTACAAATGCAATTTTGTTATACCTCACGAATTCGCACATGGGCTTGAGCCGCGAGGCCCAGTTCCAAGTGCCGTCCGTGTGACCGTCTGGGTCGTCAGATACAACTCGACGTAACCAGAGGTTCTCGTGGACGGCCATAGCGAGATACGTGAAGGCGCGGGGCGTGACAGTTGGGCAGCTACTAAGTGCGTTGAGTTTCCTCATTGCATTCGTAGCCCTTCCTGAGACGCCTATCGAAGCGCCTGGGCCAAAGCCCACCTGCTGAAGCACTGATCCGAGGGGAACGTCATCGCCCAGAACATAGGCAATGAACGCCCGCATACGACGCAACAAGGCATTATACCTCACGCGCGTGGCGGAAACCCCAAAATCGGTATCGATGCACCAAGCTTTGAAGCGCAAGTTCACGCGGGCCATATCGGCTTCGCATTCCCTAAACAGCTTCTTGGCCCTTTCCTCTGGATTGTACCTTGAGGGCAGGACCTGCTTTTTTGCAAGGAGGGCAAACTGATTGTACATATAATGTTCATATGCGGTCGTATACGACTGTGTTGACCATAAATCAGCTAGATCCAGAAGTCGATCGAAGTCCTTACTACGGATAATTTCACCGAGGGGGCTCAAATCGATATCGTCTCTATGGCCGCGGTACAGCTGTGCCAGTATGCTCCAGTAATTCTCGGAGCTATGACGTTTTAGACTCGACGATTTAAGTTTTACATTTCGCGCGAGTTTGGTGATCATCAGATCCACCTACCTTTCGTTCAACGAGTGGTTGTAATCCATACAAGGATGAAGACCACAATCAAGAGTATTCCCAAATGGGCTTCGACAGTCGTCATTTAAAACGTGACTTTCTGCGATTTCACATGGGTCTTGAAGTCGGCGCTAGAAACTAAGGCACCGGCATCGTTGAGCAAGGTATCAACGTCTGCACCGGCGTAGCCTACAGGCACTTCGACCAGGACACGCACCTTCGCCTCACCAGTCGCTGTTTTAGCAGCAGTGAGAGTCAGGGTACGCGTGAACTTGGCCTCGGTCCGCGACAAGCCAGAGAACGTCGTAGTGGGACGAGGGGCAGAGCGGGACAGCAACAGATCGTCATAAGTACTTGACGTCTTAGCTGCACCGATGTAGCCCACGCTGTTGATAGCATAGCTATCCGCACTAAACGTTTTAGAGTTGAAAACCAGGGACATAGGAAATCTCCTAAGTGAGTTTGTCCATTAAAAAGGAAGCTTACTAAGATAGGACGAAACCCTAGCAAGCCTTTGCCCTATCAGGGCTGAGGCATCTACGATGCGTACTGTGTTCTTCTGCAGATCCGGGTCAAGTTTGTTCCGGTTAAGCAGCACAAGTGACGGCGCTCGTATCCCTACAATCCGCTCTTTCGTTATACGCGTGGCAGTTTTTCGTAAGCCACCAGGGCTCGTCAATATCGCCGGCGACACGGGGGAGAAATTCCCTATGTCCGACGTGAGAGAGCGAGCACGTGTCACTACATAGCAAGATCCTAGCTGTTTCAAGGTGGGGGTCGGTATCATAGC